CCCGCCGTTATTGTCGTACCACTCACCGTACAAGCAACAAAACTCATCTTACTTGTACTTCCACCTGCACAAACAAATTCCCCTTTTTTGCCACTTGCCATACGCAAAGGAATAGTATTACCACCGAATACACTTACTGCTGTATTCATAGTTAAGCTCGTCCCTGAAATACTAACTACTTGTGCAGATGAACCTGATACATTCCCCCAACAAATAACCACCTTTGAATCGTCTAAATTAGATATATCGCCTTCGTTGGCATCACCATAACTAGAACCAGAAAAAGCAGATGCTTCACTACCAAAAGAAAAAGTACTTCCAGAAACTGTAGCAGCTTTACATTTTATCGAAGAGCCACCCCTAAGTTTATAATAAAAAACCACTACGTTTTGCGTTTGGTCATACACACATCTACAAAAACTCGTGCCACTTGAAGTAATTACTGTCGGAGAGTTCATCGTCATAGTTGTACCACTTATAGTGGCTACGGCAGCAGTAGGGTAATAATTAGAAGCTCCTGCGGGCCAACATAAAATAATACTATTATTGGTAATGTGATAAGCCGCACCAGAAGTACCACTTACTTGGTAAGAGGTTCCTTGGTCGTCAGGAGTTCCCATACTCCCCGCAGTTTCTGAAATCCCACTTACTTTCCCATCACTCGTAAGAATAACAGGCGCACCCGCGCTGATATTGCCATCGGCTACAAAGTCTGTGTTGTTTTGCCCTCCCCCTTGAGGAAGAAGATCAGATAAATTAGCCATTTACACACTCCAGCCAATAGTCCCGTTTATATAGGTCATGGTTATCTGAGCAAAGTCTTTGTCAAACGTTAAATCAGTGCCACTTGACGCTATATTGCTACCGTTTCTGGCAACTGTAAAACTACTTGAAGAGGCGGTATAACCTGCTTTAATAGTTATCGCATCTCCTGCCGAAGGGCCACTGGGTAGTGTTATAGTTATACCTCCAGTAGTTACAACTATGAAATCTCTATTAACCGCTGAATATCCTGTGCCTTTTAATAAAGGAACAACTGCACCGCTACCACCATTAGCAAATGGTAATACGCCTGATACAGCAGCCGTTAAGCTAACTCCCGAAAGTGTGCCGCCTAACGTTAAGTTTCCTGTACTAGTTACTGTACCTGTCAGAGTCAGTCCGTTAACGGTTCCAGTTCCAGCTACCGAAGTCACTCCATCAGCTGCAACATTAGCATTGGCATCTACAACAGCAGCTCCTGATCCTGCGCCATCTAAGTAGAGAACTTTAGTTTGCCCTGTAGGTATATTTACAGTAGCTCCTGACCCCTGCTTTATGGTTATGGTCTGACTGCCTGTTGTAGCATTCTCTATCCACATAACCCGCGAAACAGTGTTTGGCGCTATCGTAAGTTCCCTAGTCGTAGAAAGAGTTGCTGTAGAAGTGACTTTAAAATACAGCGCACGAGCAGGATCAGCAGAACCATCCGCTATGGTGGTCGTTTGGTTACCGTCTGAACCAAAACAATCTTGAGTGTTATACCCAAGTGAGTCAGCAATAAGTTCTAAATTAGTATTAGTACTAGTACCCCAAGTACCGTCCTCATCGCCTGTAGTAATTTCTTTAAGTCTTAAATTATTTACATAAGTAGCCATAATATATTCCTATGCTGCTTTGTTTATATCTACCCAACTAGGTGTTTGAGAATCATCTATCGTAGTCCAACCACCTCTACTTATTGTTCCTACCGCGCCCGTACCACTTACACCTGTAGCTACTATAGAGCCACCAAATGCGATAATAACAGGCTCAACTCCACCTGTCCCCGCCACTCCAGTTATCGCAGGTAGCACTAAATCAGTAGGTGCTCCAACAGCACTTGTGCCAACTACCCCTGTAACAGATACGATTCTATCGTAAGCTGGAGTAACCGTACCGACAGCACCCGTACCACTTACGCCTGTAGGTACAAATAAATCTCCTACTACAAGCGCAACCGCACCTATAGCACCCGTACCACTTACGCCTGTAGGAGTTACGGAATCTACTACACTTATTGAAGTAGTTCCTACTGCACCCGTACCACTTACGCCTGTCGGTGTTTGCACGCTGCTGTATGCAGTAGTTACGTCCCCTACACTACCTGTTCCTTCTACACCCGTTGGGATTATAAGCCCAGTACGGTTTATAACAACGCTACCTACCGCGCTAGTCCCCTGTACCCCAGTGGGTATTACAGACCCTCCTATGGAGAATCCTACAGTGCCTATTGCTCCTGTAGCTGATACGGAAATATTGACATTATTTCCCCACGAGCCTTGGCCCCACGTACCTGCGCCCCATGTAGCTCCAAGCCCTACAACTTTATCAGTCATTCAAGACCTCTAGGCGATACGTATAATCGCAGTAGAAGCACCCGCAGCTGGGAACTGGATTTGAAAATCCCCTGAACTTACTGTTTGATCTCCACCAAAAGCCAATACCGCACACGCTGAATTACTGTTGCTAGTGTTATAGATCATTGCCCCACATGTTGTAAAAGAAGCACTTGACCAAGTAGTGTCAGAAAAATCACAAACAGCCGTAGTACCAGAAGCAACCGGAGTTACGTTAGTAAGAGTGTTACCACCTGCACTGTAACCTGAACCACTTGCCTCATCAGAATTACCTGTGATGTTAGAGTAGTTAGTGCTTGCAGCTCCGTAAGTTCCTGAACCTGCTGATACTGACTTAAGTAGTGCAATCTTCAACGTATCCGCACCGTTTTGTAAGTCATGTAGCCCCTTAAGTAGTTCTACTTTAAAACTTGTGGGCATTGCTGTTGATACTGTTATTGCCATGTTATATCTCCAATAGTTTTACAAGTTCCGAATGCCCAGCATCGCGGAATTGGTTTGCCAAAGTTGTGCGGTCTGAACGAATAGCTTGTTTCATATACTCAACCAGTACCCCACGGATTTGATTTTTAAACGCTTCTGCCTGTTCTACAATCAAAGGATGACTATTGCCACCCACATAAATTATTTTATCTAGCGCCTGTTCAGCTAACTCTTCGGGAGTAAACCCTCGCTTAGATATAGTAGTAACCTTTACGTTACCTAGTTCCACAACGCTTTCAGAACTTATCATCAAGCCGTCTCCACTTTAACTTGACCACCTCGGTATGTATCCTCGCGCAATTTACCGTCACCCAAGTTTTTAAGTAACGCTAACGACTGTGCATACATATTATCGTAAAGAGCCACCATATCTGGTTCTCCTTTTTGAAATCTAATTGCTTCTACTAAAGTACCGTTTAACAATGCTGAATCAAACTCTGTGCCTAACCATGAAGTACCAGTAGTTACTATAGACTCTGGATAATAAGCAAAGTGTATTTCTGCATCGAAATTAGCGTTAGGAGTTGGCCCTACTATAAAGCTAGTTTCGTCAAAAATAGCATAATGCACAGGCACTCCTGTTGTAGCAGGGTTAGGATAGGCTTCACGCATAAAGTTTACATCTTTATCTAATAGATAAATGTAATCACTACCACTTATTATGGCTAAAGAGTAAGCATACAAAAAACCAGAAGGCATTGTTAAATATTTATTACCGTTAGTTAATGACCCTGTTTGATTCTTTCGCAGTGCAGGTAAAGAAACAGTAGTGTATATTTTTTGCTCTGCTTGTTTAGTAAACATAGCAAGCTGGTCATCCGTGAACGTTTGCTCACAAATGTCATTAACATTGGTTTTAAGCTCTGTGTAGTTCACTACGCCATCGGACCTCTTGCTTTAGTACCCTTAGTAGCCGCACCATTACCACGAGTTTCTATACCGCTTGTCTTCATGTTAATAGGTTGATTGACCTGTGTGCCGGGGCTATAAACTGTAGGCTCGTTTGGAAGCTCTATAATCTTAGGTGCTTTTTTACTTTCTTTTTTCATTCTAAATACCTCTTACGGTGTGTTAGCTTGACCACCCATTCCACTATGAGCAGAACAATAATAATATAAAGTAGGTGCTGGATCGGGCACTGTTATTTGTGTGTAAGCCCCTGCATTTCCGGGGACTCCTACTTTAGTTACTCCTGTTGTATATTCTGACCCTCCACCCCATGTTCCATTGGGCGTAGTTGAAAGCCGTAATGGATGCGTTCCGTTTGTACCATCTGATTGGTCAAACTTGTAAGTTAGTCCTTCTGTTAAATCTATTGTAGGACTCACCACGCCTCCTAAATAAAATTTATTACCCGTTCCATACGAGTTTGTGCCTGTTGCAACTGTTACTATAAAAGTATTAGTCACTATTCCTGATATAGTTACAACGCCAACTTTACCAAACCCAACAACTATAGAAGGGTCAATTGGTTCTATATGTGCCCTACTCGCAGCTAGTTCTGCAAAGTCAGGTCTAGGGTTTCTAAGAG